CAAAATATCAGCCATTTCTCTAGAAATAGGACAAGTCTCACCTAAGAAGGTTGGTGAAAATTGGGTAATAGCCCTTGGTCTAAGATATGGATATTCTTCTTTCATTGGTAATGTTTCATCTCCTTTTACAGAAATCGATTTAGTTTCTTCTATTTGATTTCCTGATTTATTCTTCCTATCGAGAGCATCTATTAACCTCTGTGCTTTCACTCCTACAATACGTCTTACGTCATAAATATCATACTTCTTAGAATAGATATAGGTCAAGCTGGATACCATAATATTTTTGATTTGGGTCCAAACCTTAACTAGTTCTTGTCTTTCATAATCAGTTAATGGAATGTCATAGGGTTCCTTGAAGACTCTCGTCATCACCACAGTCCACCAGTTCACAGGAGAGTTAGCTGGTTTACAGAAAAATACTTGTGGACTCAAAAGAAGCCATATTCCTTTTTCTGTTTTTGACATTTCATATAACAACTCACCGAACTTAACAAAATCTGTTATGGTTTCACCATTATATCTTACTTTTATAGTTTCTTGAACACGCTTTTCTAAGATGTACTCTTTAGGAGGCATCGCGTTTGAAGTGTAAAGTGCACTTTCAGTTGGTAGATAAGTTATCCCTCTCTTCATATCATATGTTTCAAAATTTTTCATGGCTTGGTTGACTTTCTCAAGTTCTGATTCACCAAATAAACTCATATTTAATCCTTTCTTAGAAAATGCAGTAGCTATCAAATTCCAGTACATATGTATACCCATCCTAATTTCCATGGGAACTCCACAAAGTGCCATAAAAGACATGGCACCATGGAATCCAAGAGATATAAGAAAAGTAGACATATGCGCTTTCTTTTTGTATAGTTCTATACCAGTCAATAATGCAGACAAAAAAGGATTTGTTCTGAGTGACTCTTCTATTATAGGAGCTATAAATACGTTCAACATAAAGTTTGAACCCATAAGGTTTGATTCGTGGACTACCTCGACGGTTTTACTAAAATCTGTTTCTTTTACGTTTTTGATCGCTTCTTTCACATTATTAGTTATGGAAGCTCTGGAATTTGTAGATGTATTTTTCATCCATTCAACAATCTTCGGATTGAATATAGATATGAAAAGAGTTAGGAGTTTGTGTCCAAATATTTTGACTACT